GTTACAGGATAATAAGAAAACTAAAACTTCTGAATAAGATTTTAGTTTTAAAAGCAAAACTTAAGAAAGCTAATGTTAAATCTCATAGTATAAACAATGAAGAAGGAGACTAAAGATAATTTATGGGACTTTTATTGGTTTATTATACATGCACTAGCTGGTATAGGTATCTTAGGTTTGATAAGATATATTGTACATGGTCCACTTCTTTAAATATCTAATTGTTTGGATAAGCCAAAACTTAGCTGTACCATTCTGGATGGTAGGTCATGTGCACCTATCTGTAAATGTATATGAAGATATATATGAAATAATAGCATCCTTTGGGATGAACATTATTGTAGCTGTAGGATTTATAATTGACTACACAAATAATAAAAAAGAAAATAATAACTCCCTGTAGCTCAGCTGGATAGAGCAACTGCCTTCTAAGCAGTAGGTCTCAGGTTCGAATCCTGACAGGGAGACTTTACTATTTTCTAAGTAAATAATAATCTAAACTATATAATTATGAGAGTAGAAGTTTTATTAAACGGATCAACAAAAATTGTTATTATTCCGGAAAATGATATTGAAGTAGCAGTACTAAAGACTATTGGTGCTGGTGGTGTAGATGCTACAATTATTCAGAATCATACACAGATATTAGATAAAGTAATCCAAGATGGGTTAGTAATATCAGCACAAGGTATGAAGACTGATAGTATATAATACTAATCATCATGACAGCAAAAGAAGCAGATGATATAGGTAAGAAGCTTGTAAGAAATGGTTTTAGAAGGCAAGCTTTAAACCATAATAGATACTATGCTGCGTATGAAGGTATTTATATAGAAGTTGTGCTTGAACTTGCCTATAGTAGTAACTGGGATGCTGTATTTACTTATACTTTAGATGCTCATACAGTAGTTAAATTTACAGGACACACTGGTCCTGACGGAATTACTGCAAAGTATTTATTTAAAGAAGCAGATAAGCTTAGAGCAATATTTAATTTCTTAAGGTTATGATTATAGTAAAAGATAAAAAAATAAAGAATCTGATTGAAGATATCTGTAAAGAGCATCATGGCTCTTCTGTACACCAGGATAGTAACATAGGATACTTGTGGTATATGTATGTAAATGGATCTAAGCAAGGTACATTTAAGCCATTCATGTTTATGGCTGAACTTAATCTTCTTGTAGCTACAGGTTATGTAACTGAAGATGAGAAGCAAAGAATGCTTGGTATGATGCTTAGTCAAGATGAAGATAACTTTAATCTTATGGCATATAGTATTATACATTTTAGAAATCAAAGAATAAAGGACATGGGTTTGTATGTGCTTGATAATGAAAAGTATAGTAATATTGAGTATCTCACAGATGTACTCAGCCGTGAAATGTTTAAACCTAGTATAGTATGATAAAAGAGAGTGATTTTGAAAATCTACGTTTTAGCAAAAATGTAGTTACAAAAGAGGAAAGTGGGAATAATTCCGATTATTACTATTATTCTTTACAATTAACAGATGGTATAATACTTACTAGTGTAGAAAATGATTTAGTAATTCATAATAGCTGGTATGTTACTGATTTTGATAATGAAATAAAAATTGATAATATAGATGACTTATGTATATTTATTACTCTCATTTCAAATTTCAAATTCAACTTTAAGGAATGTACTTAGGTAAATTAGTAAAAAGAAACGGTAAGTTGACTTATCCGTCCGGGAAAGATAAGCTCTTATATGAGCTGTTTGTACAAAAGATAAAAGATGGTCAAGAGGTTGACATCTTTGTATCAATAAAAGGATCTAAAGCTAACAATGCTCAGATATCTAAGGTGCATGCATCTATAAGAATGATAGCTCAAGAACTTGGCTATAGTTTTCATGACATGAAACTGATAGTAAAAGAGTACTCAGGTCTCTGCTATGAAGCAGAAGGAGAAGTAGTATGTATTTCATTTGCAGATTGCAGTAGTCAAGAAATAAGTGCTGCAATAGAAGCTGCTAATCAAATAGCAGAAGAGAATGGGATTATTCTTGGGTAGGTTCAACGTAACCTTCATCACCTCTTTCAAGAATCTCTTTTTCTTCAAACATCTTCTCATCTATTGCTTTCTTTTCAATATCTGCAATCATTAACGTAATAGTAAAAAATGCTCTTTGTGCATCAGAAAATTCTTCATACTTGCCTTCTATGACTTTCTTAAGACTTTCTTCTGTTTTTTCAGACTCTTCCATAGTTTTGAAGATATACATGAGAGAGTTCTTAAGCATCATATAGTATGACTTATTTACTCTTACATCAAGTAGTGCATCATCTTTAAGTTCTTTTACGTTGATTGCCATAACATTAAATAGTTTTAACAAATTTATATAAAAATGTCAAATACTTTAAACATTGATGAAATAAAGGATAAGGTGCATGAGAAGTTAAAACCTTCTGGTTGGGCCAGAGTACTAAGAAGTTTTATTTATAGTAAGGACTTTGAGAATATAGTACTAGCATTAGCTAAGCAATCTAAAGATGGTAAGAGGTTTACTCCTGCTATGAAAAATTGGTTTAGAGCATTTGAAGAATGTCCGTATAGTGAGCTTAAAGTAGTTATTATAGGACAAGATCCTTATCCTGGTTATGCTACTGCAGATGGAATAGCATTTAGTTTAAGTGATTGTCCTGAAATGCAACCAAGTCTGAAGTATTTACTAGATGAAGTAAACAGATCTGTTTATTCAGGAGAAAGAGTATCAGTAGATAAAGATCTGAAGAGATGGTCTAATCAGGGAGTATTACTTTTAAATACTGCTTTGACAACCGTTATAGGTAAGACTGGTCAGCATTTTCTTATATGGAGACCTTTCATTGCTTATGTCTTTGATTGGTTAACATGGAATAACTCTGGCTTAGTTTATATCTATATGGGTAAAAAAGCTGAGGAGTGGATGGATACAGTAAGTGATAATAATTATAAATTTGCTGTCTCTCATCCTGCATCTGCTAGTTATAATAATCTTGAAACTTGGGATTCTAAAGGAGTATTTGTAGAAGCATCTAAGATAGTAGAGAAGAACTATAATTTTAAAATCAACTGGTAATGGAAGAAATATTCAATAAGCTTATAAAATTAAATCTTACTCCTAATCAATACTATTTACTTTACTGTAAGAAGAATAACGTAAATCCCTCCTTTAATATTAGTGTAAGCTTAGAATATGCAAGATTACTAAATAATGATTGGATAGATGAAAGTGGTAATCTTACTAGTAAGTCTATACTATTAACTCAGGAGTTAGATTCTTTCTTTAGAGTCAATAAGAAGAAGACATCAAAGCAAATACTAGGTGAAGATTTCATAAAGAATATTGAGGAATATTTAGAAATTTTTCCTAAATTTAAACTTCCCAGCGGTAAATATGCTAGATCAGATAAGAAGAACTTAGAGAACAACTTCAGATGGTTTTTTGAAAATCATCAGTATGATTGGAATACAGTTCTTCAAGCAACAACCATGTATGTTAATGAATATCAATCACAGAATTATAAGTACATGCGCACCTCTCAGTATTTTATCAGGAAACTGAATCCTGCTGAGAAAACTTTTGAATCTGAATTAGCAAATTATTGTGAGGTATATTTAAACGGATCTGAAGATTATTCAGATAATCACTTTAGTGAAAAAGTAGTATGAGAAACGGAAAATATCTGCTTTTAGCAGCAGTAGTGGGGACGGTACTAAGCTATTATATTGTAAGTAGATTCATTATTGAAATTAGCTTCTTAAGATATATAGTACTTGAATTAGTAATTGCACTATTTCACAGCTTATATAATAGACTAAAACTTGAATTCAATGAGTAATTCTGAAACAAAAAAGCCTTGGAATAGTCAAAGAGAAGGATTTCAAGATTCATTAAAGTATTTGCAAGGGAGAATGCAAGGACAGATTAGAAGTCTTAAAACTCCCTGGTTAAAGTTTAATGATGCTATGACAGATGGAATTGAATGGAATACCTTAAACGTGTTAGGTGGAAGACCAGCAAGCGGTAAGACATTAATTGTAGAACAAATAGTAAGAGAATCCTTTCCTTTAAATCCAGGTGAAAATTTTAGAGTACTTCAATTTCAATTTGAAATGTTAGCTAGAACCTCTGCTATACGTGAGTATTCAAGTGTTGTAGGTAAATCTTACAAGTACTTATGTAGTGCAGATGGTAAACTATCTGAAGATGATTTGAAAAAATGTTATGATTACGCAAAAGAAAAAGTGAAATATCCAATAGATGTAGTAGAAAAACCTTGTACCATAGAAGAATTCAAGGAGATTATTAGGGATTACATGCTTTTTCATGCTCAACATGATTCCAATGGTAATATGATTTTTCCAAAAGTGCTGATTACTATAGATCACTCTTTGCTTTTTAAGAAAGCTCCGTATGAAAAAGACAAGCAGGATATGTTAAATAATTTGGGTGAGGCTCTCACTCTTATGAAAAGAACATTCCCTATTGCTTTTATATTACTGAGTCAGTTAAATAGAAATATTGACAATCCTGAAAGAAGTGAAGACGGGAAGTATGGTAACTATGTACTTGAATCTGATATATTTGGTTCAGATGCTATTCTTCAACATGCAGATAATGTTATAGGAATTAACAGACCTGCTAAACAGAAGATTAGATTTTATGGTCCAGATAGGTTTATGATTGAAGATGACAGGGTGTTAGTCCTACACTTCTTAAAATGTAGAAACGGTGATACTAGACTTAGTTTCTTTAAAGCCGAGTTTGAGAAGATGAGAATTGTAGAGATGAATACTCCGCCACAACAAGAAAAAAAGATAGTAACAAAACAGTAAATTATGAGTCTAACAACAAAGAATGTCTCTTTTAATAGACATGAAAAGACAGAAGAGCTGATTAAACATCATGATTGGAAATTTAAACTAATACAAGAAGAAAGTCCACTGTTTATCCCTAAGTGTGCATATGTACCTAAAGGATATAGTGAACTTCATATTGGTTTCTTTCCAAGTGAGGTAAAGAAAGGTAAAGATATTTATACTGAATTTACAAGTATAGATCTTGAACCTGAAGATCCTAAGAGAACTCTTCACATGTGGAGGTACAATCCTCATTACGAGGAAGAATATTCTAAAACTGAAATGACAGCAACAGGACAGTTTAGATATTTAGTACCTGTATCTGAATTAATTAAAATTGATCCTGAAGTTAAAGCTGAACAGCAAACTTTATTTCCAGACTTTGATGAGATAATGGATCCGGACACTGATGCACCATTAAGTCAAATTACTATTAGGGATTTAGCAGCAATCATGCTAATGAAACCAGTTAGTAATAAAAAGTGGTTAAATGATTTAGTTATTAAAAACGACAAAGCACCATGGGAATAGTATTGCCAACAGCAAAAGTGGCTCCTGAATGTAAGAGCCCTAAAAATCTGATTATCTTCTCTAAACCTAAGATTGGTAAGACAAGTTTATTAAGTACACTTGATAACTGTTTGATCTTAGATTTGGAAGGAGGTACTAAGTATCTGAATGCTATGAAGGTTGAAGCCAAAAGCTTTGAGGAAATCAGAGAGGTTGGTAAAGCTATTAAAGAAGCAGGACATCCTTACAAGTACATTGCAGTAGATACTATAACTGCATTAGAAGAAATGGTTATACCGTATGCAGAAATTCTTTATTCTAAATCTCCAATGGGTAAGAACTGGTTCAATCCAGGTGGAGGTAAAGAGAAGTATGGAAGTGTATTGGGTCTCCCTGAAGGTGCTGGTTATTTCTGGACTAGACAAGCATTTACAAAAGTCATTGACTTTATTCTAACTTGGGCTCCTTATGTGATCTTTGTAGGTCACGTAAAGGACACTATGTTAGAGAAAGCCGGTGGAACATTTAATGCTATGGATCTAGACTTAACTGGTAAACTGAAGAGAATAACTACTTCTAATTCAGATGCAATTGGTTATTTGTATAGGAAAGGAAATAGAAACATTCTTAGTTTTAAGACTAATGATGATATCTCCTGCGGGGCAAGACCTGAGCATCTAAGAAATGAAGAGATAGTAATTTCTGAGATAAACGACAATGGTGAGTATGTTACTCACTGGGACAAAGTATTCATTGATTAATAATAAATAAACAAAAACAAAATGGGTTTAAGTACAACAAATTTGGCAACAGAAGGTGGTTCAGGACTTCCTAAAACAATTG